AAAAGATTTGTACCTACCAGCTTTCCACAATGGATGTGACTTTGGTATATACTTACCAGCTACAAACATTCTTTCAAGATACTTCTTTCTATGTCCAGAAAGTCTGCGCCTAGTACCATCAGAGTTTCCATAGTACCACCACTCACCATCTTCAAAACGACAGTTTATATTAGTGGGTGTCTGCCCAGTTTCTTCCATACTTGTACTCACTGTCAAGCTGGCATCTGAAGTTGAAGTGCTGCTGGACATCTCGCATACACTGCTGAATAAGTCTCCCTGTTTCATCTTCCTGACCTTCCTTTACTACTAACTGTACCTCATCGTGAATGAACGCTACAATCTGTGCGTCCAAGTTTGCTTCCTTGATAGCACGTGCGATAAACACATACCATGTCTTACAGATTATAGCACCACATGACTGAAGCAGAGTGTTCAGTGATGCGTGACTGTGACGTACTGGTATGGCTCTGCCATCCAATCCTTTCACCCATCCTCTGTCCTCTGCTGCTTTAGCCACAGCATCCTTAAGATACTTTAGTGCAGGTAGTTTCTTCAGAAACTTATTCTTAATAGACTTACCTTCCTTTGCTCCCTTACCAATAATCTTACCAATCTTCTCATCACCTGCGCCATAAAGAAATCCATAGATGAATGTCTTTGCGTTTGGGCGTGAAGGTAGACCAGCAGCCTGTTGGTTTATTGTATGTACATCACCATTGACTACCTCATGTGAGTAAGACCCATCATCGTAAGCAGCCATGTAATGAGCAAGGCAGCGCAACTCCAACCCACTAGCATCAGCACCCAAGAGGGAGTAACCTGAGGGTGCATGAAACAGAGACCTGCACTCCTCACCAAATGGCGCACCCACGCTAGGAACTTGAGCCATATTTGGATTGCTGTGCGTACAGCGTGACGTAACTGCACCCATGTGATTAACGTGTCCATGTAACTTACCACCTTTCTCCATCTTAAGCCATGCTTGCTTACCTGTTGCAAGCTGACCTATTCTTTTGTTTAGTAGTAGGTACTCGTTAAGCATCTTAGCCTCAGGCATATCAATGCTATCCAGTACATTCTCATCAACCTTAGGTACACCACTGTCAGTAAATACCTCAGGCTTCCAACCTCTGCTCATCAGTCTGTCACCAATCTGCTGACGCGATGCTGGGTTGAAGGGGATTGTCTTGGTCTTAGTCTTTAGTTCAATCACAGTAGGCTCAAACACCTGCTGTAATTCTAATTCAAGTTGGTTCTTACGCTCTGCTAGTTCAGCATACAGGGACTGAGCAGCCTTTGTATCAAAGTCAAAGCCTCGTTCCTCTTGCTCTATCAGCAGTGTATGGATTTCAGTCTCAAGGTCTAGTGCCTCTTTGCTAAAATTTTTTTCCATAATTTTTTGATATAACTTTGCTGTGACTGCTGTATCTTGGACGCAGTACTGTAGCATTTCATTGGAGTACTCTCCAAAACTCTCACTATCGCCACCGAAATCACCTTTTAATTCTCCTAGTCTGTAGCCCCAAGCCTTTAGGCTTTGTCTACCTATCAGCTTCATGGGCATCTTGCCCTGCTTATGCAGCTTTAAATCAACCTCACGAATGTCAGGCCATATAGTCCTAGAGTATACCAACGTGTCAAGAACTTGTTGTCCATCTTCTAACTCAAAGCCATGTAGCTTCTTCAATGCTCTTAAGTCATAGTCAATAATGTTATGACCTATCAACATCTCAGCACTGGCTAGATGAATCAACCCATCCTCAATACAAGTGGGGTCAAAGGCGTACACTTCGTCAGTGTC